GCCGTGCAGCAGCCGCAGATGCGTCGGTTTCGGCTTCGTGCCTCGCGCTCCCATCGTCGCCTCCCAATCGCTCGGCGCGCACGTCGACGAAGGAGCGGCCGTCGCCGTCGAGCGTCGCCGCGCCGCCAATGAAGTTTTGCCAGCGCAGCACCGCGACGTCGACATAGGCCGGCTCGAGTTCGACGGCCAGGACAGCGCGCCCGGTCTGCTCGCCCGCGATAATCGTCGTGCCTGAGCCACAGAATGGATCATAGACCGCATCACCCGCGCGGCTGTTGTTTTCCATAGGCCGCCGCATGCACTCGACCGGCTTCTGCGTGCTATGGCCCGTGTCGCTTTTCAGATGCTCGATGAACCAGACGGTCGACTGCTTGCGCCCGCCCGACCATGACGCCGTCGCGCCATCCTTCACGGCATAGCCGGCGACCTCATGCTCGGGCACAAAGCGCCACTGGTCGTCGCCCTCGCCCTCGCGCACGCCATACGCCAGCGGCTCATGCTGCCAGTGATAGTGCCCGCGCGAGACGATTGGTCGGGTCTTCACCCAGACGATCTGAGCCCGAAGGCCGAAGCCGGCGACCTTAAGCGACGTCGCCACATCAGGCGCATGCAGGCCGCCGTGCCAAACGTAAACCACCGAGCCGGGGAACAACGCCCAGGCTTCACGCCAATCGGCCCGGTCATCGTTCGTGACCTTGCCGTGTGCTCCGGTCTTTTGAAGGCCAGCCCGAGTGCGCCACGCCGCGTCATAGGCGACGCCATAGGGCGGGTCCGTGACCATGAGATGCGGTCGCGCTCCAGCGAGGCACCGCTCGACGGCTACGGGATCAGTCGCATCGCCGCAGACAAGCCGATGATTGCCGAGCAGCCAGACGTCGCCCAGGCGTGTCGCCGCCTTGGCCGGCAGCATCGGCGCCTCATCGGGATCTGTGAGCCCCGCCTTGATCGCCTGCCGAGCGAATAGCTCGTTGATCTCACCTTCGCCAAACCCCGTCAGACCCAGGTCAAACCCGGCGCCCTTCAGTTCGCCCAACCCGAGCGTCAGCAGCGCGGCGTCCCATCCGGCGTTGAGCGTGAGCTTGTTGTCGGCAATGACGTAAGCGCGCTTCTGATTTTCAGTCCAGCCGCGCGCCACCATCACCGGGATCGTGGTGAGGCCGAGCCGCTGCGCCGCGAGCACGCGCCCGTGGCCGGCGATGATCTCGTCGCGCTCGTCGACCAGCACCGGCATCGTCCAGCCCCACTCGCGGATCGACGCCGCGATCTGGGCGACCTGCTCCTCCGAGTGCGTGCGGGCGTTGCGCGCGTAGGGGACCAGCCCGGCGACCGGCCGGCGCTCGACCTTGTCGGCCGGCCAGGCGGCAAGCTGTGGAGCTTCCTGGGCCGCGACAGGGGCCGATTTTCTGGCCAACGCGGGGGATCGGGCGGCTTTCTGGGGCATCAGGCGCTCCTGGGCCAGAAATTGGCCGTGTGGGGCCAAATCGGCCCCCTAACGAAAACTCGCGGCCGCATGTCTCTGGCGCGCCACGGGGTTTCCCGCCGAGCCTGAGTTTTCGACCTCCCCCCCCTACCCCTGACGGCGGCGACGGGCCGGTCGTCGTCAGTTCTGCATGTTCACCTGGGCAAGCGGGCTGATGGTCGTGTCGACTTGCGCCGTGGTATCGGCAGCGATGGTGATGGTGCCGTTGACTGCATCGACTGCGTTCACGAGACGAGTGCCGGGGTTGTAGCCATCGAACAGCGCCCAGCCCGGACTGTAGACGTGGACGTAGACGCCGACGGCAACACGCGGATGGATGGGGCGAGCAGCAGCAGCCAGCGTGATGACTGCAGGGTTTGCTTTGCTGATCGAGGTGATAGCACCGATGAGTTGGTATTGCGATTGGCCCAACATGCTGGCCATGGCAGCCCTCCATTCAATCAGTGTTGTTTGCGTCGTGCGTATCCGAAGCCCTGGTCGCGTGCCGTGCGTCGTGCATGACATGCGTGGCAGTAGGCTCTGAGGTTGCGCCATTCGAGGCGCAGGTCCGGTCTCTGCTTCACACTCTCGATGTGGTCCGCATCGGTGCTGGGCTTGCCGCAGCGTGGTGTCGAGCAGGTCGGATGGTAGGTGATGAAGCGCAGGCGCAGCGCACGCCAGTCGCTATCGTAGCCACGCTCGACGGATGATGGACGGTTGGCGTCCTTGCTGCGCTGACGTTCGCGCTCGGCCTGTTGCGGTGGCTTCCACCACGGCGGCCTGTGCGTGGGTGCGCGTGTGGGCAGGCTTAGGCCCGCCGCGTGCCTTCGGCCTCGGGCGGTGGCGGCAGATGCTCGGCAGCGGCGCGCGCATAGTCGGCCTGCAGCGTAGCGAACGCTTCGTCGCTGGTGTTGGCGTGCTGATGGAAGGCGATGACGCGTTCGTAGAGCATCGGGTCGCAGGTCTTGCGGAAGTCGTAAACCTGCTGGTTGAGGCGGGCCTGCTCGGCTTCGGCCTCGGCGTTGCGCTGCTCGACGGCGCTGCGTTCGCCCGGCTGCCGCGGCGCTTCGGGTGCGTAGTACGTGGTGCCCATCGGCTGCTGGTCGGCCATCGTGATCCCCTTCGGACACAACTACCCGTTCGCTTTCTGTCAAACTGCAATGCTGATGTCAAATAATGTTGCGCTCGGCGACGATGGTATGGCGCTCGCGGTTGCTCGAATTGGCGCGGTCTACGTTGCCGCGAGCGGCATCCCACAGATTGAGCGCGCCGGTCAACAGCGGCATGGCGTCGAGGTCGATGTGCCGCTCGTCCTCGATCCATTCGACGACGATGTGGGCGCGGCGCATGAACCGGCGCTGAAACATCGTGGCCCAGGCGAGATAGATCGTTGCCAGCCGTAGGTCGCGCGGTCCCATCTCGACGGTGCCTCGACCAACGCGTTCGAGGTCGAGCGGCCGATAGCCAAGCTCTTTCGTCAGTGCCTTGAACGCGTCGACGATCTCGACGCCGGCTTCGTGCTGGTTGGGATCGATGCCGCCGGCTTCAGGACCGAGCCGCAGCAGTTCGGCCATCGTCCACGGCCTGAGCTTCGCCAGTGTCTCGGGCGTGGGCTGCACGCGCTCGGCACGTTCGACGCGGGCTCGACGTCGGCGCTCGGCACGGCGCTTGGCGTGGTTCTTGGCCATGGCGGTCAGCCTCCAATCGTGAGGAAAAATGCGACAGCGAAGCAGGCGGCGCCGAACGTCGCCAGGAAGCCGAGCCACGCCAGCAACTGGTAATGCGGCGGGATCGGCTGGCGCGGCTGCATTCGGCCCAGCAGGCGGCAATAGGCGAACAGGCACAGCGCACCGTAGCAGCCGAGCGCGAGTGCCACGGTGCTGGCGCTCACAGCAGGTCCTGCTGCGGCGGGGTTTCACGTGAAACCGTGACCGAGTGCCATTCGGCCCAGGTGATCGGCAGATCCCACTCGGCGGCGATGGTTTCGATCTGCTGCCACCACTTGCCGGCGTCGGCCGGGATATTGCCGAAGCGGGCAGCGCGGGCGCTGCTGAGCAGGCGGGCGCGGTGCAGCAGCTCGCGGCGCGTCACGAGCCGAACCGCTTCAGGAATTCGGCCCGCTTGGCGGCGGTGATCTCGGCCAGGCGCTCGCGGGTGGCCCTGGCCTCGGGCGACTCCGGTCGCGGGGCACGCTCGGGCTCGGGCTGGGCATGCGCGCGAGCCGGAGCAGTTTGATCCGGCGCAGGCTCGTGCGCGGCATCAGTAAGACTCTCTGAAAGAGAAGATATGATAGTTGATGGTTGATGGTTACGAACGGGCGTTCGGCTTAAGTCTTTGTTTTTCCTAGATGGCGACCCCATTGGATATGAGTTGGCTCGCGGTTGGCTCGCGGTTGGCTTTCGGTTGGCTCTTTGCTGACCGCTGACAAAGCCAGCCTTTATCGAGCTTTTAATGCGGTCTTGGGCTTTGGTTAGCTCGTGGTTGGCACGCCCATTTGTGAGCCCATCACTGTCGGTCGGCTGCAACTTGCCTAGTTCGATCAAGCGGTCGATGGCCCGGCGGACACGCACGGTGGACGCCGCTCTCTGTTGACGAGTGGCATTCATTGGCAGGTCGCTCCTAAAGTGGCGATCAATATAAGCGGCATCATTCGGGCATTCGCCGCCGCGTGAATAGATCACCATGAGCACGACCATGTAGACGGCATATTCGGGCTGGGTGAGCAAGCCGAAGGTGCCAGCGATCCACTCGTCGGGCGACCAGTCGATGCGGCGCACCTTGCTCACGGCTGCGTCTCGACGTCGGTAAACAACGGCGCGTCGTCGGTGATGCGCTCGGTCATCATCACCGCGTAGGCCGGGTTCAGCTCGATCAGGATGGCGTCGCGTTGCAGGCGATCAGCCACGAGGCCGGTGGTGCCGGCGCCGCCAAATGGATCAAGGACCGTGCCGCCCTTGGGGCATCCCGCCTTGATGCAGGGCTTGATCAGGTCGGGCGGGAACGTCGCGAAGTGGGCTTCCTTGAAGGGCTGCGTCGCGACAGTCCAGACCGAGCGGCGGTTGCGTCCTGCTTTCCCGTCGCCCCGAAACGCGGAAAGGCCCTGATCGCCACCTCTGCCAGCGGCATCGGCATATTGTTCGGGCACGCCCGAGTTAACGCCGGAGGCGCCCTGTCGCTCATCAGCAAACGCCTCCGCAATCGCCTCCGCGTCGTAGTGATAGCGGGCGCTCTTGCTCAACAGGAACAGGTACTCATGCGCCTTCGTGCAGCGGTCGGTGACGCTCTCCGGCATCGGGTTGGGCTTGGCCCATATGATGTCCTGCCGCAGGTACCAGCCATCGGCCTGCAGCGCGAAGGCCACGCGCCAGGGGATGCCGAGTAGGTCTTTGGGCTTTACCCCGCTCTCTCGCTTTGGTGCGGAGACCGATTTTAGGTTGGATTGCCGGGCTATTTTGTCAGGGCGAGTGCCACCGAACGCCTTAGATCCGTCGCCACCGGACAATCCATTGCCATGGTAGCTATCCCCCAGATTGAGCCACAGCGTGCCATCCTTGCGCAACACGCGGCGGACCTCGCGGAAGACCTCGACCATCACCGCCACGAACTCGGCCGGCGTCGGTTCAAGGCCGATCTGCCCAGCAACCCCATAGTCCCGAAGCCCGAAATACGGAGGGCTCGTCACGACGCAATGCACGCTCTCGTCCGGAAGCTCGGCCAGCTTCTCGCGCACGTCGCCGATAATGATGCGCACCGTCATCGCATCACCATCGCCAACTGCGACGGCTCGCAATGTTCAAAAGCGACCAGGGCGACGCCGCACGCGTCGGCCTCGTGCTCGGTGGCGACGATGAAGTCGCGGCGCACGGCGGCGGCAACCATCTGCTTCTTCGACGCCTTGCCGTTGCCGGCGAGCGCGACTTTCACGGTCGACGGATGGCATTCGACGCAGCGCAGGCGGGCCACAGCGGCAACCTTTTCGGTCATGCAGGCAAAACCGTATGACATTCGGATCGCGCGCTGCTTCTGAAAAATGCGCGTGCGCGGCAGGATCGGCGCTTCGAAGGCCAGGACATGCGGCCGGTTGTCGATAACCATCAGCGCGAGCCATTTCTCGAAGGCGACGAACATCGGGCCGAAGTCGTCGCGCTTTTCCCGGCTGCGCTCGGGCGCGTGCCACGTGTTGCAAGTGGGCTTTGCCCGGCTGTGCGCGAAGAACGCCCAGCCTACATGGGTCGAGAGGTCGAGCGCGAGCAGGCGCACCCTACTGGTCGATTTCTTGCCGGAAGGTATCGCGCTCCTTTTGGCTCGCCTTGCGCCACGTCGCGCGCAGCACGTCGAGCGGCGATTGCTGTTTCCTAAAGCCCGCCTTGATGGCGGCGGCGTTGGCCGACATTTCACCGGCAACAACCCTGGCGAACAGGTCGGGTCGTTCACGCTTCAGGCGCGACAGCACGTAGGCGCGGGAGGTGCCTCGCTCAGGATGGATAGTGATATTATCACTATCCTGCTTTGTGTATTGGTTGGTGCCCTTCGCCGCGGTGATGGCGTCGCGGAACATGGCGTCGACCTCGGGCTCATCCTTCAGCAGCGCCCGAACCTTCTCGACCGGCCAGCCGCAGCCCTGCAATGGCTTAGTGGTGATGAACTGCAGGAAGCTGTCGTTGTGGTAGGGCCTGCCGTCGACTTCGCGATCACGCCAGGCTTCGGTTTCCAAGAGGGTCCGAATGATCTTGGGCACGCGAACGAGAGCAGCGCCGCCATTGTTCACCGAGGTCCATAAACCCTGGACGATGCCCTGCTTGTCGCCGGGACTGAGATCACGGGTCTCCATGTTTGCTCTCATCGAGTGAGGCAAGCTGTTCCGCGATATACAGAAGGCGATTTTTCAGTTGGTCGAGGGTGGCACTTTCAGTGCTGCGACAGCCGCAGGCAGCATTGGCTTTTTTCACGCACTCCCTGAACATCGTTGGATCGTCGTTGCCGCCAAGCTTGTATGCCCAGGCATTGCAACGCTTCGCATTCAGTCTTTTCAAATCATCCAGTCTGTCTTCGAGCGGCGCTTCCTTGTAGGTGTCATCGTCATGCCGCGGGGGCTGCGACTGTGGCTTGTCTGTCAGGCCATCCCGCAAAATCTGTACGGCAAGACGCTCAGTCGCGCCGGTTGACCGATAGCGAGTCATGAACCTTTCAACCGCCGCAGGGTCAACCACGCCGTTATTGTTTGGCACAATGATGTCGCGCAGCGCGGCATCGCTGTCGCCCAAGAGAACCGTTGCAGGCTCCTGATCGCCGGGGCCAGGGCCGTCCCCTGTTCCCTTGGGCTTGATGGCTATGGCCTGTAGTTCCTCGATTTTCTTGGCGTACTCGACGAGCTCGTGATGGTTCGGAATATAAATATAAGCCTCTTTGTCAAATTCAGTTCGCTGGCTTCTCATCACGCGGCCGACAAATTGGCGGAAGTAAAGCTCGGTTCGCCAGTTCGTCAAAAATACGCCGACGATTAACCGAGGAACGTCCACTCCTTCGGAGACCTGGCGGACTGAAACGATCCAGGTGCCTCTCTCCCTCTCGAAGTCATCGACGTCCCGCCGTGTCGTTTCGTCGTCGTCATCATCACCGAGCTCGGACACGATAAGGTGCGGTTTGATGCCCGTGATCTGTTGCAGTTTCTTCGTTATCCGTTGAGCGGCCGGGATGTCCTCGCAGACCACCAAGCCTGCTGCATCGGGCTTAAGCGAGCGCACTTGCATCAACTTGTCATTGGCCTCCCTGATCATTTCCTCGACAAGCCGGTCACTCCTGATAGCGCCGGTCAGCCACATGTCCTGCTGCTTGTGACTGAGGCTACCCCGGCTATCTAGTGTAAATTCCTCGCGACTGTCTCGGTCAAGGTAACTGACGGAAGCATCAAAGGTACGAAACGACAAAATGCGGATGCATCTATATCCGTTCTCATCGATTTCCTCGAGCGCCAGCGGCCAGTCGAACAGATGGTCCGCGACGTAAGTCCCATCGTCGTTGCGCGCAGCAAAGGGGATGGCACCGTAGTCTGAACGCCATGGCGTTCCGGTCATCAGCAACCGACGTATGGCAAACTCCAGAGCGTGCTTGGCCCTTGCACCCCAAACCGCATTCACCTCCTCGCTCATGTGATGCGGTTCGTCAAAGATAGCCATGATCTCATATCGTGAGCAGAGAGCGCGAATGGCATCGGCAGCGCCGGCAAGCCCTGCATAAGTAAGGGCAACGCCGGACATCCCCTCCTTTAGCCGCCCATCAAAATTGGTTTGTAATTCAAGGCCGAAGTGGGCCTTGTATATCCGCTTGGCGCCTATCTTCAGGCCACGCAGGGGCGCGACGTAAACAACAATGCGCCGCTTCGGGCTTGGCTCGTCGAGCCACTTGGAGGCGGCATAGAACGCTGCAATCGTCTTGCCGCCGGCCGGCAGGCACACCAGCAGGAAGTTTTTTTTCGCGCTCACACCAAAGTCGGTGGCAAATTCCCGTTGCCAAGGGCGCAACGTACCTTTGAACCGCGTCCGATCACTCATGTCATGCGCTCCCTTCTCAAGGTTGCATTTGGGACAAAGGGCTTCGCCGTTAGTGACGTCAGTGATGCCACCTCTGGACCAAGCGAGAACGTGATCCGCGTGCCACCCATCAGGCAGATCGGCTCCACATTCCTCACACTGGCCGCCCGAAACGACATAGAGCGCCCTACGTTGTTGCAGCGTGAACCGCCGCCGAGCCACGCTATGCGCTCCTCGAGTTCTGTTGGTTTGCCTCCTGGCCAAGATCGTAGCCGGTGCGCCACGCGGCGAAGGTGTTGGTGCCGGGTTCGAACGGGCATTCGTCGAGGCCGCCGGTGGCTTTACCAACGCGATAGCCCTGCAGGCAGGCGGTCGCGGGATCAAGCCACTCGGGCTGCTTGAACAGATCAAGCTGGACAAGCGGGCTGTTCATCAGGCGCAGCCAGTCGCAGGTCGCGACGTAGTCTACGCCGACGTCGACTACGTCGCGCTTGTCGAGCTTACGCGCCTGCTTCAGCCCGGCAATGTTGAGGCCGTCTTCCTCGCCGGCTTGATAGATCAACCGCAGTTCGCGCTTGCGCTTCCTGGCAAGCTCGGCGGCGTGGTCATGGGCGATCTCGGCAACGTCGACCTTAGCCAGGAACAGCCGCTTGGCCTCGTCCGATGGCTCGGCGGCGCTGTTGTGGCCCTTTCCGTTTGCCGTCTTTGGCTTGCGCTTTTTGGGCGCGCTTGCTCGGGCTCGCTCGGCCATCGGTGTCCCTCCCAGGTTGTTCTTCTTCTTCGAGGACCGACGGCACCGACGCATCGAGCCATTCCAGCGGCAGCTTGGCGCCGTGCCGATTGGCGACGACACGGAAGGCGGCGCGATAGCGGAAGGGGATGCCGCGGTGCCGCCAGTTGAAGATGCGCTTATCGGTGCTGCCGAGCTCGCGCGCCGCGAGCTTCGGGCTGCCGGCCTGGGCGATCAGCCAGTTGATGAGTTCGTGGTCGGTCATGCTCGCGCTTTAAGAAACGTTGCGTAGTTAGTCCATAGGTTTGGGGCGCGTGAAAAAAATATTCTCGGCGTTCTTCGCGCACCTTCGCGCAGCTTCGCGCAGCATCGTGCAGCTTCGCGCAACTCACACCGATAGGCGCACTTGCCGTCGCGTTTTGACTCGGCGTAGTGAGTCAGAACGAACGCAAGGACCCACGCCATGTTTCTAGACGCCCCGCTGGTGCCCGCCGCCAAGCGCCGCCGCCGTCGCCGGCTGATCGGGCTCGGCTGGTTCACGCTGGCGACGTTTCTGATTTTCGTCTGCTTCTTCGACATGGTGACGCTGCGATGAGGCCGGTCGAGATGCTGGCGTGCCCATGCGGCACCGCCTACTCGCCGGTGGCGTGGCGCAGCGGCTCGAAGTCGTATCTCTATCGCTGGCGCTGCCCGCGCTGCGGGCTGCAGTCGAGCGTCGCGGCGGCGCGGCCCGAGCGGGCGATCCTGATGTGGAACGAAGCCGTGCAGGCAAAGCGCGACGCGATAATGGCGCGGAGCGTGCGATGACCGATCCCATCCAGATCGGCGTGCCGGTCACCGGCTATTACAAGACCCGGCTCGTCAACAGCGGCGCCTGGGTTGCTGTGCGCATCTGGTTCGGCGCCCCCATCATCGACGGCGAAGAGCAGGACCGCAGCCCGCGCTGGTGCGTCGAGGTTGACGGCCGCACCGACCGCTTCGACAGGGAAGCCGGCCATCGCGTGCCGCTCGACGCGCTCGATGTCTGGCCGTGGTGCGCCGGCCATCCGATCAGCCGCCACGAATACGGCTTCCTGCGCAAGCGGGCCGCCTGGGCGCGGGACCACGCGCCTGAGCACCCGGCGGCAAACCCGTTCGAGCGCATCGACCTGCGCGCTATGAAGCCGGTCGAGCCATGAAGATAAGAATTCGCCGCGTCAGCGCCACGATCTCCACTGCGCGCAAGGGAAAAAATTACGCCGATGTGCGGCTGGATTTTCCCGACGCGTCCGCCATCGAGATCAGAGGCGGCCGAATAGAGTTTCTCGTTCCACCGCCGCGCAAGCGGCCAGCACGGAAGAAGCCGCGATGAACGATGCAGATCGCTTTGGCGTCGGCGGAAACCAGCCGCCCGAGCGCTGGGCTGAGCTCGTCGACAACTGCAACACATGGTCGAAGAGCGTTGTCATGATTGCCAACGCCGAGCAGGCCGGACGCGCGCAGGCATTCATCGACCAGCTTCGCCTTACCACCGCCGACGTCGAGGGCGCATGGAAAAAAGAGCGCGAGCCGCACGACCTGGCTCTGGTCGCGCTGCGCTCGAAATACCGGCCGCCGCTCGAACTGCTGGGCATCGCGCTCGACCGCATGAAATGGCTGGCCGGCGCTTGGCTCGACCGGGAAAGGCTGCGGCTCGAACACGAGGCCGCCGAGCGCAAGCGCATTGCGGCCGAGGCGGAAGTCGCCGCGCGGCAGGCGCGCGAGCAAGCGGCCAAGGCCGGCGCCACGGTCGAGGCCGAAGCCGAAGCGCGGCGCATCGAGGAAGAGGCCGAGGCGTTGCGGGCGGCGGCACTGAAGCCGGTCGAGCGGCCGCAGATCAAGGGCGAGCTTTCAGCGAAGGCGATGTCGCTGCACGTCTACTGGCGCGCCGTCATCACCGACGAGGCGAAGGCGCTCAAGCACTTCGCCAAGCATCCGGCGATCAGGGCGGCCGCGCTGGCGGCTATCGTGAAGGTCGCAACGGCCCACGCCAAGGCTTGCAAGGACGCGAGCAAAGCGCCGCCCGGCGTGCGTTTCGATAAGGAGGAAAAGGCAGCATGACTGACAACAAACCCGTCGCCGTCGTGAAGCCGCCGCTGGTGTCCGGCGGCCAGATCGCCGCCATCATCCCGAACAGCTTTGAAAGCGCCTTCAGGATGGCCCAAGTCATCGTCGCCGCGAAGATGGCGCCGGCCAGCCTCGACACGCCTGAGAAGGCGTGCGTTGCCATTATGCACGGGCTCGAAGTCGGCCTGACACCGATGGCGGCGCTGCAGTCCATCGCCGTGATCAACGGCATGCCGACCATCTGGGGCGACGGCATGCTGGCGCTGGTTCGCGCCAGCGGCCTGCTTGAGGAAATCATCGAGGATGTCGAGACCGACGACAAAGGCGAGCCGACCATCGCCGTGTGCAAGGTCAAGCGGCGCGGCGAAGCGCAATGGGCCATCAGCTCATTCACACGCGTCGAGGCGCAACGCGCCGGGCTCTGGAACAAGCGCGGGCCGTGGGAAGGCTACAAGGCGCGCATGTTGAAGATGCGGGCGCGCTCGTGGGCGCTGCGCGACAAGTTTGCCGACGTGCTGCGCGGCCTGCACATGGCCGAGGAAGCGATGGACATGGGGAGCGTCAGCATCGCGCCGCCACCACGCGAGCCCCGGCGCAGCGATGTTGACGATTTGGAAACGGCGTCGGCGGCGGCTTCGTCTCCAGCCGTCGAGGCCGGGCCGGCGGCGGCGTCAGCGTCCCTGCCTGACGCGCCGCCGGTTTCCGAAGTCGACGAACCTTCCGCCGAGGTCGAGTCGGAACCGACCCATGGCGGCCCGGCGGCTGGCATTCCTGCCACCCACTCTCCCCCGGCTGCGCAGGGCCAGCCGCCGGATTTGTCGATGCCGCTCGAACAATGGCGCGTCGCTGCCGACATGATCGGCCAGGAGAACATCATCAAGCGCCTCGAAAAGCTGATCGGGCTCGCCGAGACGTTGGCCGACGTCGACGCCATCGTGAGCTTGAACGCCGAGCGCATCGTCAAGATCACCGGCAACCGGCGCGCCGCGTTGAACGTCGCATTTAGGGACAAGCGGGAGAGCCTGCGGTGATCGACGCCACGCAGCAGTACATCGCGCGGCTCGAACACGTCGTGACGATGGGCAAGGACATGCGGCGGCTGCAGCGCGCCTTCTTTCGCATGCAAGGCAAAAGCCCGGAAAAGCAGGGCGCGCTCGACGCCGCGCGAGTGGCCGAGCAGGCGTTCGACAAGGCAATTGCTGACCTCAAGACACCGGGGTTTGAACTATGAGCAGCCAGGACGAGATGCTGATCGTGCTGCGGGCCGCGACGACGATGCGCAGCGTCCAGAAGGCGCGCGACGACTTGCTGGATCGCGGCGACCGATACGGCCCAGCCTATCAGCGACTATGCGCGGCGGCGCGGCAGGTCGAGGCGCAATTCGACCTCGCGCTCGAAGCGCTACAGGGTGAACTCTCGCGCGGAGACCCGGCGAATGACGACTGAGAGTCGATGATGCCAACGCGGAGGCGAGCCGACGCCAATGGGCTGCGCTGCTTCGTCTGCGGCGGTGGCATCCTGGCGGTGAAGGACAGCCGACACGCGCGCAACTCGGTGCGGCGGCGGCGCAAATGCGTCGTCTGCCGCGCCAGCTTCACGACGTTCGAGATCATGTCGCCGACTCGGGAGGACACTCACCGGCTGTTCGCGGCGCTGGATTTCTACGAGCAGATGGCGTCGCTGCCCGAGGCTCAGCGCACGGTGGTGCTGGCATTGCTGACGGCGCTCACGCCGCCCAAGCCGGCGCTTTCAAGCCCGCCGCCCGATGCCGGCCAACTATCGCTCGACGCCGCGCTGGTGCCGCCCGAGCCCGAGGAGGCCCCATTTGCCTAGGTTGGGCCGGCCGGCCACCGTCAACCGAGGCGGTCGCCCGCGCACGCGGCCGGTCCAAGCGGGCGAGAAGGCGGCAATCACCCTGCTCGTTTCGCCCAAGGTCCGTAAGCTGCTCGAACGGCTCGCCGCCCAGTCCGGAAGAAGCCTGACACAAGAGACTGAGTTCTGGGTTGAGCGTGCTCTCTATGACGCTTCGCTCGCAGCGCAGATTGCGGGGCTGCGTACGGAACTCGCCAAAGTTAAGGGAGGAGCGCCGTGAGGCCCCATTTGCCTAGGTTTCTGCGCGACTTGAGAAACAAAGTGTTTCTCTATATATATAAGGCAGCCCCGAAGGGCGGCCGGAATTGAACCGCCGGCCGACCAACCGGGCCGCCACGCAACCACGACGCGGGCTCGATCATGACGAGGCAAGCCTTTACATCGGCGTCAGCCAAACGGTCTTCGACCAGATGGTGCGCGATGGCCGCCTGCCTCCAGCGACCGAGTTCGACGGCGAGCTTGTGTGGGACCTGGTGCAGCTCGATAGGGCGATGGATCGCCTGACCGGGTTGCGCCGCAGCTCACTCTGACGAGGCAACCATGAGGCTCAAGTTACCCTACCGGATCAAGAAAACGGGCTACCGCGACGACGGCCTGCCCTATTTCGACCTGCTCATACCGGGGCAAAAGACAAAGCGGCTGCAGGCCACCGACAAGGCGGCCGCCGCCGCAGAGGCCGCCACGCTCTTCGAGGCGCTCGCCGCTCAGCCGGCGGTGAAGCCGACCGCTCACGCGCACAGCCTGCGGGACGCCTTCACGACCTATCTCGCAAGCGACGCCTTCGCGCTCTACGGTCGGCTGACGCAGAGCCAGCGCCGGTCGCAGATCGGGATCGTGCTCGCCATGCCGTCGTCGGGCGGCACGCACGCGCTGGGCGAGAGCCTGCTGGCCGACTGGCTGCATGGCCCTGACGCGGCCGATGCGGTGCGCCGGGTGATGGCGCGCTGCGGGGCCAAGGCGGCGCAGGCCAACCATTTGAGGAAGGCGCTCGACCAGTTCTTTCGCTGGCTGCTCGGCGAGGAGCCGCAGGCCGCCGAGGCCCGGCTGGCGTTCGGGGTGGGCCGCCACGCCCTCAACCCATGCCGAGACGTCGGCAAGGCGCAGCCCAAGCGCTCGAAGGACGGCAGCCTAAGCCGGGGCTATACGCCGTTCACGGGCGATCAGGTCGGCGACTGGCTGACCGACTGCCGCGATGACGCCGAGCAGCACCGGGTGGTGCGCCTGCTGCTCATGACGGGCGCGCGGCTCGGGGATCTGCGCCGGCTCAACCGTAGCATGATCAAGCAGACGCCCGAGGGCCGCGTGCTGACCTACACCTGCGAGAAGGGCAAGGACTCGGCTTTCCGCCCGCCCAGCGTCGCCGTGGTGCCGATGGTGCCCGAGCTTGAGGCTCTGATTGCCGAGATACCGAGCGAGCGCTTCATGTTCGTCCATTCCGAATACGGCAAGCCCTTCTCGTGCAACGAGGGGCTCGGCAATCGCATCCGCCTCTGGCGGCGGCAGGCCGGGCTGCCCGAGGGGCTGAGCGCCCACGGCATGCGCAAGGCGGCGACCCATTGGTGGCTGCGCCATCACCGCGACCTGATCGCCAACAACTTCTCGCTGAAAACGATTTTCGGCTGGGCGACCGACAAGGAGTTGTCGCGCTATACCGCCGACTTCGACCGCGCCGAGGAAGCGCGCGGCATGCTGATCAGGCTGGCCGACCGGCGCAAGGAGAGGACAGCCCAATGACCGACCATAAAGCCGCGCGCAAGCGCTTCTCGCCACCGACCAAGGCGGACCTGCAGGCCGAAGCCGCCCGCGCCATGCTGGCCGCGCTGAAGGTGGCATGGCACGAGATGCGGCATACGACAGCCACACGCAGCAGCTTCACGGATGCACTCGATGCCGTGGACGCCGCCATCGCCCAGGCCGAAGCGGCAGGCATCAAGGCGGAGGGCTGAGCCATGACCCATCCCAATGAGAAAATAGTAATCACGTTTGCCCAATGGGAAGCCGTCCGCGCCCTGCTGGCGGCCTGTCAACTGATGATCGACGGCGATTGGATCACGGCTTGCGCAGCGGCCCGCGCCGCCATCGCCCAGGCCGAGGCGGCCGGCATCAGCACCACGGCGGCGGCTGACTGAGCGCACGCGTCCCGCCTCGGCGCGGTTCGCTCGGTAGCCGCTGGGGCCGCTGGGGAGGTTCACCCCGGCGGCCCTTTCCGTTTGGAGTGCCGCAATCAGAATGCCGTTTTGCCCACGCCGAATGCCGGCATAAGTCTTTGAAACTGCGCACTTCCATTAGCCCGCCCCCAGCTACCATTCCCCGTTTTATCTAATGATTTCAAAGTGTTGAAAACGGCATTTTGAGGGAATGCCGCTTTCAGTTGCCGGGGCGTTCGCGCGCCCGGCTGCCAAAAAATTGCGTGCCCGCCGGGCGCATTTTGTAGTAACGTTGCGTGGGCAGACGTAGTAAGCAGACTGTGTGAGGGGCCGGCCCGGCGGCCCTCGCTGATCAGGGAGGAAGCCGTGGCCGAACGCAGACTGCCCTCGTCCCCCCCCCCCCCCCCGCAAAGTCGGCTTTATAGCCTAAAAGAGCTAAGCGGCGCCCTTAGGGTCAGCCTTCGCTTCCTCGACGCCCAGATCCGCGCCGGCAGCTTTCCCATCGTTCGGGTGGGCAGACAGCGCAGGGTTTCCTCGGCGGTATTCGAGCGTCTGTCACGCGACGGCCTGCCGCCGAATGGCGCCCGAAAAAAACCGGGCCGCGCGCGATGACGGCGGCACGCAAGTGCGGCGCCTGCCAGCATTGCTGCAAGGTGCTGCCGACTAAGGAAATCGATAAGCCGGCGAACCAGCGATGCCCGCACCAGCGGCACGGCGTCGGCTGCGCGGTCTACAAAAGACGCCCGGTCAGTTGCCGGCTCTGGTCATGCCTCTGGCTGATGGGCGAAGACCTGGGCGAACGGCCAGATCGCTCGCGGCTTATCGTCGACCCGATGCCCGACTACGTCGTGGCCGTGAGCGACGAGACGGGCGAACGGACCAATGTGCCAATCATCCAAGTGTGGTGCGAGAGCCGCGACCGCGACGCGCACCGCAATCCGGCTTTCCGTGCGTGGCTCCGGCGCAATGGCCACGCCGCGCTGATCCGCTTCGACAACAAAGTGGGCCTGTTCCTGGCTTGGCAACATGGGGAGTGGATCGAGAAATGGTCGAACTGGTTGGAGAGCGAGCACACGCTTCAGGAAAAGCTGGCGGCCGGCTGCGGCTTCGAGATCGAGATCGAGGTCGCGCGATGATCAGCCTGCCGCCGACGCGCGCGTTGATCGACAAGCTGAGCGACGACCGGGACCACCTGCGCGCCGAATTGCTCGTGAGCCAGCAGGCCAACGCCGAACTGCTCGATGCGCTGCACGCCATAGCCAGCGCCGACGCCTTGGATGCCGCGCAGGAAATTGCCTGCGCCGCCATCGCCATCGCCATCGTCAGGGGTGAGCGGTGACGATCTGGGACCGTTGCACCGAAGCCCAGCGCCAGGTCCTCGTCGTGCTTGCCGAGCATGGCTGGGGGAATAGCCGGATCGCCCGCGAGCTGGGCAGCACTGAGGTCGCGGTGAAAGGCCATGTGCGTACGATGTGCGCCAAGCTGAAGCTCAAAGGGCGCACGGCACTCGCCGTGGCCTACATCGCCGAGTGTCGCGCGCCATGACTGGCAGCCTCGACGAGTGGGGTTTCATCCCGTCGTTCCTCCACGGCGACGACCCACGCCCGGCGCGCGAGCAGTTCAACGAGCGCTATCCTGGCGGCTGGCTGCCGGGGCCGCCGGGGCTGAGCTTCGACTTTGATACGGTGACGCTGAGCTATCCCGGCGACCCGCCGATGTCGCCGATCAGCGCCATGCAGTTCCGGGCCGAGATAATCCTGCTGTTCGAGTCGTCGTGGGTGGTCATCCTTCAGCCGGGCGGGTCGTGGGAAGTCGCGAGGATGGACTGAGCATGGATTTTTTTCCTGTCTACGTCGTCGGCTTCGCCGTCATCGTGATCGCCATCCTGGCGGCGTGGCTATTCGCGATCAGTTGCATGGACCTGATGCGCGAAGCGTGGGAGGCGATGCGGGGCCGGGAGTGGCGTCAGCCCGAGGGGCCACTGTGGGGTCCGGGCAAACAGCCGCCGAAGCCGCCGCGCGAGACGTTCACGACAGGGCGTGCGCGCAACGGGGATGCGCCGTGACCGCGCGGGCGGCCCGAGCCGCCATCGCCATCGTTGCCGCCGTGCTGATCCTGGTCGGCTTCTACGCCATTGGCGGATGGGCCGAGCACGAGGCCGAACGCCTGGAATGGAAGCGGTCAACGCAATGACCTGCCTTTGCCAGGCCTGCCAGGCTCTCCGCGCCGAGTGCGGCAGTCACTTTTCGTGGCTATCCCGTAAACTCCTGCAGCGTGGCTGGGCCGGCGTGGTGTCGCCGGCTGAGAAGGCCTACCGAAAGGCCCACGCCGCCCCGCCGACTCGAAGTCAGATGGCATCGCGGGCTCGGTTCGGGCAGAGGTACCGGAAACCGGGCAATGGCGTTTGACGTTCGGTCCTGGCCGCCCTGGCGGCGAAACGAAAAAAGCGCCCGCCAACCCCGAAGGGCCGGCGGGCGCTCATAGGAGCCGCTCAGCAGGGCTGCGCGCTGGGCGGTGGCTGGGTCGTCAGGTCTTTGGCGCGGCGGTCGGCGGCAACGGCGTGCCGGCGGTGCCCGGAGGCGTCCCGGCAATCGGTGGCGTCGGCATCGGTGGCAGAGGATTTCCTACCGACCCGGCCGGAGCCGAGTGGTAGTGCCAAACCCCACCGGCATCGCGCACGAGCACGATGACCTGGCCGGGCGTTGGGGTGGGCGGCGGACCAGATGGCAAACTGTTGTCAGGGAATACCGGATGGCCGGAACCGGGCGGCCGGTTGCCAGGATGCGCGGGATGGACTGGCAGCCCATGATCGGGGTGTCCCGGATGATAGATCGGGCCGCCGCCCGGATGCGGCGTGCCGCCGGGCAGGCCCTGGTCAGGATGCGGCAGGCCGCCGACGCCGAAGCCGGGGTCGCGCGCATCGAGGAAGTGGACGTGGTAGAGCCCGGACTCGCCGGCCTGGGTAATTCTCGCCATAGGCATTGTCTTCTCCTTGGGTTGTCGAAACGCGTCGTAACACTTCTCGGGCTGAGTTGGTGTGAACTAACGGCGACGTCGGCGCAGCACGCGGCGCTGATGCTTTGGGCGCTCAGGCAGTGAATTGCGCTTGTGCCGCTGATAGCCGCCGATCAGGGCGCGGCCCAGGTCGAGCAGGCGGGCGCGCTCGGGCCGGGCGTCGATCTCAAGCCAGCCTTTCGTCTGGCCGAGAGCGAGCGCGGCGCGGATCAGCATGGCGTCGAACGGCAACCGGCGGCGCAGCACGTGCACCAGCACCCAGCGGTCGTGCTGGCCGGCGCTCGCGTCGTCGAGCTCCAGCACCAGGCGGCGGGCGGCGCCCTCGTATTCACCGTCGTCGAGCGCGATGCGTGGCCGTTCGCCGCCTTGCGTGTCCGTCACTTAACGGGGCTCAGCGTGATCGTGCCATTCAGCGTCCCGGTGAACGTGCCGGTGTAGGGCGGTGCCGGTGCCGGTGTTCCACCGCCGGCTTCGGGCGGGATGACGGGCGGCGTCGTGCCACCCGACATCGCACCGAACTGCGCCACCGTGCCTGCCGTCGGCTTGCAGTTGCCGAGGACGTAGCACACGCCGAAGAAGCGCTCGACGTTGGCCATGTCGGGCTGGTCGAGCATCTCGTAGACGGTGACCTCCTGAAATACATCGGCGTACTTGGTGACGACTTCGTTGAGCGCCTGCGTCAGCGAGGTCTGGCAGTTGCCCGCGCCGTCGGTGTTGCCGTCATAAATTTCGCCGCAGTTCACTTCATTGAAAAATACCGGCACGCCGAATTTCTTTGACGCCGCCTTCGCCTGGCCAAGATATTTGTCCATCCAGAACCCAACATCGTGGACGCGCGGGTAGTAGTGGAACGTCACGTAGCTGAAATTCCAGCCGCTCGCCCTGGCCATGTCGAGGAACCACACCGCGCCGTTGGCATCGCCCTCGCAGTGGCTGCCGCTGCCCGCCTCGTTGTTGCAGCTCATGATGTTGATCGAGGTTTTGAGCCCGGCGTGCAGCTCGGCCTCGGCCTGCTCGACGCCGCGTACCGAGGGCATCATGGCGTCGATGCGACCCTGCGCGCCTGACTTGGGCGCGTCCTGCTCGTTGCCGATTTCCCAAATCTTGATGTCGTTGGCGTAGCGCTTGACCAGGTTATAGGTCGCTTCCTGCGATCCCGGATACAGCATCGGTCTGACGACGACCCCGTATTTTTTCGCGAGCGGCACGAGCTTATCCAGGATGTCGGTGGAGGACGTGCCCACATCGGTGCGCCAGTTCACAAGGTGGTTGGCTTGCATCCATTGCATGCGCTGCTCGATCTCCGACAGCGGATAGTAGGTGCGACCGTCGTGGCCGTTAAGCCCAAACGTGATGTTCGTCGTCCCGTTGGCGTGCGGTCGCGGTATGCCGATATGCCCGGCGATCTTCCCCGGCGGGGCCTTCGGCGGTTCGGGGGGCTTTTGCTGGGCATAGGCAGGAGCGGCGAGAACCAGCAGCAGGATGGCGGCGAGTTTCAGCATGGGCTGTCTTCCTAGGCGAAGCCGGTCGTGGTGCCGGCGTTGGTGATGGTGAGGCATTCGCATTCGGCCGGCTCGCCGGGCGCGGCAATGGCCAGGTGAACCCAGTCGTCGTACTCGTGGATGAGCTGGTCGACCCCGAGCGTGTCGAGATGGGGCTCTAGCGTGTGACAGACATCGAGCGGCGTGCCGTAGGAGGGCACGATGAAGTCGCAGGCGAGGCCGGAAATATGGGCGCTGTTGGTGCTGCCGCCGACCAGGGCGTTGACCTGGGCGTTACGATAGCCGGAGGTGATGATGACGGGAAAGTCGTCGCATATGCTGCGAACCGCCTCCATGACTTCAGCAAGCGCCTGTAGGTTGCCATAGGCTTCCTTCGTCGGCGTGTTGTCGATGCCGGCTCGGGATGCTGTCTGCGAGTACGTGAACTCGGCCAGGGTGAAGTGCTCACTGAGCGGCTTACTGGTCATCACTTGTCCTTCTTGCTGACGCCGGCAAAAGCCAGGGCGGCCGCCAGGGCGGCAGCCAGCAGGCCCATCAGCCGCGAGTTGGGATCACAGTTGATGTCGGTCTTCACGATGATGATCTCGGAGTGCCAGATGCAGGCGGCGCTGAAAGCGAGGATCACCACCGCATGCACGGCGATGACGCCGGCCACCAGCAGGAAGGCCGCGCGTATCGGATCGAACGGCGGCCGGTCGCCCATGTCATCGCAGCGGCGGCCCGAACACCTGCCAGCCGAGCAAGGCGAACAGCAGGAACGGGATCAGCGCGATGCCGAGCACGCCATAGGTGCCGAGCAGCGCGAAGTGCCAGGCGATGCCGACGACGAGCCAGATAATCATGAGCACCCAGAACGCGAGACCTCGTGTCATGGTGAACCTCCCTTGTTGAACGTCGACGCCTAGCCGACCGGAAACGCCGTGAACATCCCGCCATTCGAAGCCATGCCCGCAGCGGCGTTGGCGACAAACTCGAAATAGTCGGTGCCGTTGGCGTCGACATAGAGGCCGCAGGTGATCGGAACGAGAAACAATGCGCTGCCCGACCCGGAGAGGGCGACACCGCTGACAGGCGTGCCGTTCTTGCGCGGCGTGAGGCTCCAAGTTCCGTTGCCGCCAGATGGCGCTTGGAGAATACCCGTGCACTGAATGAAATAGCGTCCGGCGGGCGGCGTATAGCGACCGTTGGTGGTGTTGTACCAACTGCCGGTATTGCCCGAGACAATCGTACCGCAAACGACGGGTTGGTTGGTGCCAATGATTATGGAACCGTTCCCTGCCGTTACCAGGCCGAGGTTCGGGGCTTTCGTGACCGTGCCGTCACGGTTGAACGTGATCGACTGCTGCAGCACGCCCGCGTCGCTGTACGAGGACAGCACCAGCGCGCCCGCGCCGTTCACGATCATGCGCCAGTTTTTGAGGTCGACGCCGTTGCCGGTGGCGTTCCACTGGACCTGCGGGCTGGCGGCGGCCTGGGCGAGCAGGACGGCGGCGGCGAATTGGCCACCCGCCGAGGCGCTGATCGTGATTGCGCCGGTCGTGGTGTTGAGGGTGAACAGCGGCACGTCGCCGACGGTCGGCGAGACGTACCACGACAGCACCCACGCGCTCGCGCCGCCCGCGGTGTTGATCCACAACATGCCGGGCACGACGTAGGGCGGACGCCCGCTCCCCTGGTGCAGCGAGTTGATGGCGCTACGAAACTGGTTGAGGTCGTCGGCAAGTTGGACGCCGTCCACGACATAGGGGTCCATCGTGCCCCAATCGAACTGGCTCATAAGGGTCTGCCCCGTTTTTTTGAAGGTTGGCTTAGATGTCGGCGTGCGTGCGGCCGGCGACAATTTCGGTGATCGTGGTCTTGGCGACGTGGTTTCCAGACTTCTGTTGTCATTAGCTGTGCCCGCCAAAACCTTGCACGAAATAATCAATGCTGCCGCCGGCGTGCGGCGCGCCGGATGCGTCGCGGTTCTCGACCTTGAAGTGGTTGCGGTCGCTCTCGGTGATCACGACGTTACCGCCGGGCGCGAGCGACTGGCGCGCGGTGAGCTGCACGGTCGGCGTCACCAGGAACGGCGCGACGTAGGTCACGGTGAGGTGCCCGGTGCCATCCATCGCCACGTCGCTGCCCTGCACGTTGCGCAGCGGCACCTCGATGATGACGCCTGCCTGCACGACACGCATCGAGGTCTGGAGGTCGTAGACCGCGCCCACCATGCGCCAGCGGAACGCCTGCCCGGTGATGACGGTCGACTTCAGCGGAAACCAGTCGCCATAGGTCGTGCCGTCCATGCTCACCTGGGCTTCAATGCGGCCGTCCCATGCCGTCGAGCTGCCGAGCGCCATCGGCTGCGCCATTGCCAGCGGTATCCAGTCAGAAATCGAGACATGGTCGCCCTGAGCCAGCGGGGCCTGCGCGGCCAGCGGCACCCAGGTCGCCATGAAATCGCCGTGAGAAAATGAGCCGTAGCCTTCGAGGTAGCCGGTCATGGTGACGAGTGTCGACGCGCCAAGGTCGAAACCCGCGTCGAAGCTATAGATGCCGACACGCGTCGGTGACTGGTTGAGCACCGTTGCGCGGTCGCTGGCGAAGATGCCGGGCGGCAGGGGCTCGGGCGCACTTGGCGGCGGCAACACCAGCTCGTCGAGATTGTGATGCCAGTACGGGCCAAGGTCGCCCGCCCAGGCCGGCTCCTGATGCTCGTCGAAGAAGATCGAGGTCTCGGTCTGCTGCGGCTGCAGGATGGCCTCGGCCCACTCGGCGCTTTCCTGCCCGAGGCTGTCGATGGTCTTGACCATGAACGTGCCGGCCAGCGTCGGCGTGTTGATCTGCGTGGTGTTGTAGTCGACGCGGGCTATGCTGGTGGTGGCGCGCTCCCAGGTGGCGTCGGTCAGCTTCGGCGTCCACTTCACCCAATAATACGCCACGTCGATTTCGCCCGTGACGGTCCAGATCAGCGTCGACAGGTTGCCGCCCTGCGGCGTGATGTAGAGCGCGGTCGGCGCGAGCGGCAGCGCGCTGAGGCCGATAGGCGTGAAGTCGTATTCGATGATGGCCGAGCGGCGGCCGATGTTGTCGAAGGCGCGGATCTGCACCTTCCACGGCCCCTGGCTCATCGCCGGCACATCCTGCGTGACGCCAACCAGCGAACTGAAGCGCAGATACTCGCCGCGCGGCCCCGACATCTCGATCTGATAATTGGAGACGCGCGGATCACTCGATGCCGTCCACGAAAGCACGACGCCGAACTGCACGAGGCCGGCGCTGTCGCGATAAATGTACTCGGTGTCGGTGACGTTGGTCGGGCCGAGCAGCGGGCCGGTCGGCAGCAGCGAGAACGGCGGCTCCGGGCGCAGCCAGCCGTAGTCGACATAATCAAACTTCTCGTTGTGATACTCCGTCGCCATCACCTGATATTTGCTGCCGCCTGCGTCCATGATCGAATTCACGCGCCACGGCGTCGGCTCGACGGCCGGACTGTTGAGCATCCACGCGGAGCCGACCGGGAAGGCGGTCGGGCTCGGCTTGCCGCTGACGACCAGTTGGCCGGTCGTGCCGACCCAACTGGAAACGCCGACGCTGTAGACGATAGGCTTCGCGCCTTCGGCCGCCGAGCCCACCGTGACGTAAAGATACCAGCCATATTCAGGGTGGGCATATAAATCGGCCGGGGCCTGATCGAGCGTCACGGTGTTGGCGCCGTGGTCGTCGAGCAGTCGCCCGGCAAGGCGCGCGCCCGCCCGGCCCGGATCGTTGATGGCGATATAGTCGCCCGGTCGAAGGTCGGCGTTCTCAAGCCCGACCGTGAAGCTCACGACCTCGGTCTCGAACTGCGACGTGTAGATGAACCACCGGCCGACGCGGATCGCCTGACTGCGTGACGTGCAGCCGAACGCCTGCTGCTGCGGCGCCTCGCGATAGCCCTGTTGCGCGACCAGCGCGGGATCGACGACGAGCTCGACGGCCGCCTGATACTTGTCGTCGGGATCGACCCAGCCGACCGGCACGGCCGTCCAGCGCGCGCGGATGTCGGTGCCTGTGTAGGTGAACATTCCTTGCTCGACCTCGGCCGGCCCGAAGATGCGCGTCGGGTTGGCGATGAGCCGGTCCTGCACGAGAAAGATCGTTCCGTTGGCGAAGTAGAGCGTCGCCAGCATCGACGAGGCGACGGCGCTCAACACCTGCCAGGCGTCCTGGCGCGTGTTAATCACGCAGTTGCACGTCCAGCGCGGCTCGTAGCCGCCCAGCCCATCGGGAATATATTGGTCGTTGTAAAGCTGGGCCTCGTAGAACGACCACTTGTCGACGGCGGTGGCATCAATGTCGCGGCCGACGCCCCAGCGGTCGTTGACGATCAGGTTGTAGAGCACCCACGCCGGGTTGTTGGTCCACGCGACGTTAAACGTGCCGTCCCAAGTGCCGGGGTCGGTGTGGCCGCGCGAGTCATAGCTCGTCGGGACCTGTAGCAGGATGCCGTCGAGCAAGTAAGACCGCTGCGGCAGGTTGGGAAATTCCTGCGCGTTCACCGTGACAGCGATCACGCAAGTATCTTCGTAGTTGATCAGGCCGTCGACGACCTCGGTGTAGGTTGACCAGACCAGATCGTTGGTGATCGTCAGCATGTCATTAAAGTCGAGCCGAATTAGCCGGATGTTAATGCTGGTGGTCGCGGTCCCGCCCGTCGATACGCCCACGGTCACGAAATAGGGCGACATCGTTTTGCCTTCGATGCGCTCCGTAACGGCGTTGGTCCACACGCCGCCGTCAATCTGGACGTCGAACGCATAGGCGACGCTCGCCGGGATAACGTCGCCATCGCCCTCCTGCGTATAAAGCGCCGGGATTTCGAGCGTGTAGCGCACCGTCGTGATGCGCGGGTCGCTCAAAGTGCGGACGATGGGAATGGCGTAGAGCGTTTTTATGCCGACCACCGTTTCACTCTCGGAGATCGGAAAGCCGACAAGCGGGTCCTGGAACGGGTACCCGTAACTGAATTGCCCATCAAAAAGCGTAAAGTTGAAATTGCCGGCGGGATCGCAGACCGCCGTGTCGTCGAAATAGACGCTGTTCCAGAACTGACCGTTAGTCGCCGTCGTGTGCATGCCGGCGACGATGCCCTCGCTCAGGACCTCGGCAATGCGCGCCGTCGACAGGCTGACCAGGGTATTAGGGCTTGTCGTCGGCTGATGCGGCGGCGTCTGTGCGGCGGGCGCGCCGCCCTTGCCGGCGCCCTTGCGCGCAATGGTCGGCAGCCCGCGCGGATCGGGGATGCGCCGCCGGATCATCAGAGGCTCACATTGGTGATGCTGGCCGAGACCACGATGCTGCCGGTCAGGTGGGTGCCGAACACCAGAGGCACCGGGCCGCCCTGCTGGCTGTTATTGGTGACGCCCTGGAAAAAGAACGACGGTCGATCACCAGGTGCAGCCATGTCGGTCGACTGCTGGCCGGGTTGCACCTGAGGCGTCGGCGTGAGCAGGCCCGCGATGCCGGTCGCGATCAATCCGACGCCGATCATGGCTATTCCGCCATAGGTCAATCCAATCGAGCTCATTGCTGCCAGCCCAACGGCGAGCGACGTACCGGCCGTGAACGGTGAAAGCACAACCGCTGCGGCGACGATGGCCACACCGGCAATGATGGTAAAGACGCCCGCGTCGCCGCCGCGCGGCTGGGTGGCGGGCACGATGTGAACGGCCTGCGCGCCCAGGCTCATGTGCAGTTGGCCGACCGGGATCGCGTTGTCGTAACGCGGCGGCCCGACGATAACGCGCCAGTAGCCCGCGCGGATGGCTTCGCGAAAACCCGGTCGCAAGGTGCAAAGCGCGCGCACCGCCTCGGCCGGCGAATGAATGTCGAGGCGGAACTGGCGGCCGAAGCGCCGACCGGCCTCGCCATAGAGATGCACGTCGCGGATCATACGTGCCTCACCGCCACCACGGCATGCCGCCAGAAGCGGGCGCGCGGCACCAGGGTCGAGAGCCGGCTGGCGTCCACGGCGCGCGAGCCCGAGGCGTGATGGATCAACAGGTCCTTGTCGACGACCAGGGCGGCGTGCATCGGCACTTTGTAATTGAAGGCGAACAGCAGGCCGTCGCCGCGCTGCGTCGCCTCCGTAACGGCGATCTTGACGAAGCCGGTCTTCTCGAAGTTGTCGGCGTAGAGGTTCTGTCCGCGATGCCACCACTCCCAGCCGCGCGGCCATTCGTCGAGATCGACGATGCCGGCCTCGCGATACCAGTCACGCACCAGGCTGTAGCAATCGTGCACGCCGTGCCGGAAACCCCGGCCGAGCAGCGGCGCGCGCGCCAGCGTATCGCCCCACGCGAAGCAATCGTAAATCGGCAGGCACATGACCACGAACGGGATGCCGAGCTGCTTCTGATAAATCATGTCGTGCTCCGACGGCACGCCGGGCGCGTCGGGATGGCTGTGAAAGAACACCTCGGCATACTTGGCGACACGCATGAGCTCGTCATCACTCAGCTTCACGTCTTCGCCCGGCGTGCCGCTGCGGTTTTCGAGCCGCACGTAGACGCCGCGCTCGACGATGCCGGCGGCCTCGTGGGGATAGACCTCGACGGCGTGGTTATAGGCGGCCTCCGCGACATCGTGCGTCCACGCTTCGGGCATGGCGGGCGACATCGGCGCGGGCTCGCGGCGGATCGGCAGTTGCATCACTTCACCTTTCCGACGCCGGGAAAGAACCATGCCGGCAGTCCTGCCCAGCGACCGAAGCGAAGCGTGCAGCCGTTGAATGAGCGCGAACACTGGTCGTTCTGATTTCCTGCGGGACGGTCGAGCGTGTCGTAAGCCGCGCCACCCGTGTAGGGACAGGTTGCCTTGCTGTAGTCGAAGCCGGTCCCCGTCCAGACGCGATAGGTGTGGCCGCAGACATTGCGCAGGATTTGCCGGCGCGGGATCTGCGCGCCTTCCTGGTCCATCCGCGAGGCAAGCTTGAAGCTGATGCTGATGGCGTTGTGACTGGTCTTCTGCGCAATCACGAACACGTCGCGCGTGATGTAGGCATTAGGGTCGGGCGTCGAACCGTCGTCGAGGAAGCGCCGCCGCGTCAGGATGCGCGTGATCTGCGCGCCGACCAGCCCGTTGTAGGTGTCGAGCAGCGTGTTGCCCGCGCCAAATAAGTTGCTGATGGTGACAACGGGCTGCGGCAGCGCGCCCTTGCTGCTCATCTCGAAGCCCTGGGCTTCCATCGGCACCGGGAAGTATTGCTGGCCGCCCCACATGATCACAGTGTCGAAGTCGGTGGCGCTGGTGAAGTAGTGGATCGGGCCGCCGAAGAAGGCCATGTCGAGCTGGTAGAGCGTGACGAGCCCGGTGGTGACAAGCTGCTCGGTCATGGCACGTTAAGCGGCTGCGGGTTGAACTGCTGGACGAAGGTGGCCTGCAAGGTGCCGACGACGTCGGTCGTCAGGTTCTTGTCGGTGATCGAGGCCGACCACGCATCGGCGGTGACGAACACGTTGCCGTCGCTGTCGGGCGGCTGAAACTGGAAGCCGCGCGCGCCATTCGCCTTCAGAAAGGCGTTCATGTCGTTAAGGCGGCCCATGCCGACGAACGGGAATTGATAACTCATCGTGGGCCTCACCGGGTCAAGGCCGCGCGTCGAGCGGTGGCAGTAGCCGTCACCGAATTGCACAACGTCGACCGCGAGCGTGCTGGTGCGGGCCGCCCCCGGCGCCGGGCACCACTCGTGCGGCCAGGAGGTCGGAAGGACCGATATGCCGCCAGACGCCTGCAGCGTGAGCGCGTCGAGCGTGATGCCTAAAGTGCCGGTGCGGCGCGCTGTGGTGATGTGGCCGACGCCCGCCAGCGTCAGCCCGCCCAGGGTCGCCGACAGCTTGCCTTTGACGTAAGCCTTGCCGTTGCTTCGCAGCGTCAGCGTGTCGAGCGTCGCCGCCAGCACGCCGGAAGAGATCACCCCGCCCGTGATGCTGCCAGCGCCCGCCAAGGCGAGCGGCGAGAGCGTTGCCGCTAACGTGCCGGTGAAGACGTGATTAGTCGCCGTGCCGGCGGCAGCGAGCGCCAACGACCCGAGCGCAAAAGGACCGGCGAGCGGCTTCGCAGACGCCAGGGGCGTCCACTGCACCATTTCCGCCGATGTCGCACCAAGCGTGCCCTGCACAAGCACGCCCGCCGAGCCTGAAAGCGCGAGCGGGCCAAGCGTCTGCGCCAGCGTGCCATGCGAATGATTGACGACCGTGCCGGTGCCAATCAGCACCACCGGGAACAGGGTGCCGGCGGCGGTGCCCTGGACCGTGACCTTGCCGGTTAAGGTCGGGTTGAGCGCGCCGAGCGTGACGCCCAACGTCCCGGTGAAGATTTGATTGCGAACCGTGCCGGTGGCCGCGAGCGTCAGCGGCGATAGTTGATACGGACCTGCAAGCGGCTCGGCGGTGGCCAAAGGGCGCCATTGCGCCATCGTCGAGTGCGCCAGGTGCCCCGTCGTAGGCGGCGGCGGAAAGCCCGTGAGCGCCGCCAGCGGGCCAAAGGCAATCGGGCCGCGACCAAGCATGGGCTATCTCCTCACGGCACCACCTCTTGAATGACGATGCTGGAGGCCAGGACGCCACCGAAATTGCGATTACCGCTATTTCCGTTGAAGGTGGTCGTGCCCGCATTGTTACCGCCCGCCCGAACTCTAAATGTCGTACTGCTCGTGGTGCCGCTGGTCATCGCGTGACGTAGCGAGCCGGTCACCGGAGAGGTCCCGGTCGGCATCGTTGTCGTGGTTACCGCCAAAGCATTGGCTGTCGCGTCCTGGAACAGGGCGACGATCAGATTGTTGGTGACACTGGACGAAGCAACGAGCACCACCTCGATGATCAGTCTGCTGGTCGCGCTCTTGGGCGTGATCGCCAGCGTCATATACTGGTCGCCCTCAGTGATCTGCGGGATGGTGTCGTCGAACGGGATCTGTGTCGTGCCGGTCGCCAGCGCGCCCGTCTCGACGCTGACGGTTTGCAGCAGCTTGTTCGTCGCAGTGCCGACCGCCGTCGCCACGAAGGCCGTCGTCGCGATCTGAGTGTCGTTGGTGCCCGGCGCTGGCGTCGGCGCGTCAACTCTGCTGCCCATTAGCGCCAACGGCTGGTACGAAGTGACCCCGGTAATGTCGACGCCTTGCATAGAAATGCCGCTGGCGCTACTGACGATGCGTAGGGCTTGGGTCGTACCGGCAAAGAACCCCAGCCAATTACTGTCAGTGCCACGCACTTCAAGCGACTGCGATACACCGGCCGTACCGATGACAGTGATGCCAGTGCCGGTGACGGACAACTTCGCAACGCTGCTGACGTTAAACTCGTGGTAGCCAATCTCGGCGTTGTAGTTCAGACGGTCGGTCAGGTACCCGATGTACCCGACACGCGAATTATCAGGGTCGCGTATTTCAAGGTATCCCGAATTAGTCGTGCTGCCGTTGTTGAGTGCAGCGGCGCCATAGCCGGATGCACCTGCTTTGACGGCCACGTTAGCATTAACCGTGCTGCTGAACGTCGCCGTCGTGCCGGTGAGCGTCCCGTTGGTGTTCAGGCTGCCGACAAAATCATGGTAGCCAACATCGGCATTGTAAACGAGCCGATCAGTAAACAGGCCGATATAGCCGACGCGAGTTCCATCTGCCTTGTCGAACTCGATGTATCCGGCATTAGTCCCGCCACTGTTTAATTTCGCCGAGCCAGTACCGCTGCCGCCAGCCTGCGCGCTGGTGGCAAACGTCGCCGTCGTGCCGGTGAGCGGGCCGCCCAGAAGCAATGTCCCCCATGTGCTGCCCGTCCAGTAGCCCATGGCCGTCGTATCAGTAAGCGCCTCTGGTTTGACGGTGAAGAACTTGCCGCCGCTTGAATTTAAAACGATGAAACTGTCGACAGCGTCGGTCCCGTGAACGCTAAACCTGTTCGATCCTCCATTCGTACCGGCATCCACACTGCCGTTGAATGTCGCCGTCGTGCCGGTCAGCGCGCCGGTCAGCGTGCCGCCGGCGAGCGGTAGAAACGGGCCGCCTATTCCAACCTTGTTGGCGAAGTAATAGCCGATGACATCAATGAAGACCGACTTTGCGTTGGCCGCGAAGCTCACCAGGGCGCCGGCATTGGTCGAGGCGCGCACCGTCGAGCGTGTGACGGTGTTGGCGGCGCTGTAAGTGCCTTCGCCCGTCTCCCAGGCGCCGGTAATCGGATCGTAAATCGTGTAGTAAAACGCGTCGCCAACCGCGCACGCCGTCGAGAATGTGCGCCAGCCGAGCGGCGAGGTGCCCGACAGCGTGAGCGCGCCGGTGCCCGCCGTTACCGAGGTATCAAGCACGCGGTCGGCAAAGACCCAGGCCATGACTAGGCGTTGCCGTCTGTCAGCGTAAACGCCGTGATGCTCACCGTCTGGCCGGCGACGAGCGTCGCGTTGTCGAGCTGCAGGTCGCCCGTGCCCTGGCCGACTGTGCCTTGCATTTCACAGACGGTGCCCGCCGTGTTGTGGATGCGGAAATGAGCGGCGGTGCCGCTCGCGTCGGCGCTCACGTCCTGCCACGGCCCGCCGGCAATCGACTTCACGCCGCCCGATGCCGCGGCCATCCAGTCCGATGGCAAGTTGATCGTCGCAAGCACGGTGCCCACGTTCGCCGCCGCGCAGTTGGCGGGCGGCGCAAGCGTGCGAATGGTCATGAGCGGCGCGGTGCCGAGTTGCGTTTCGATTGCTTCAAGTCTCAAGTTGCGCGTGAGCACGCCTAGTTGAACGGCCATGCGTCAATCCCCTTTTACGAAAGCGGTTGCGGATTGAAGCACCGCACGAACGTCGCCTGCAGCGTGCCGACAATGCCGTTCTGCAGATTTTTGTCGGCGATGGTCGACGACCACGCGTCGACGGTGACAAATACATCGGCGCTGGCGTCGGGCGGCCGCATGTAAAAACCCGCCGTTGCGTTGGCGACCAGAAAGTCGTCGTAGGCTTGAAGCTCGGCAGGCGACGTGAAGGGAAACGCCAGCGACCAGCTTGGGCGCACCGGGTTGAGCCCGCGCGTCGCGCGATGCACGTAACCGTCGCCCAGGGCGACAGTATCGACGGCCAGCGCCGTGCTGCGCGCCGCGCCAGGCATCGGACACCACGACCAATAGGGAGTGTTTGCCATTGCAGCCTCACGCGCTCAGGCGGCTATAAAGCGTGCCGCCCGGCCGCTTCTCGTTGTTGATGACGCTGACCACGGCCTGCTTCACGCGACGGCCGAATTCCATCGCCTGGTTGGGATCGGTGCCGCTGCCGCCGCTGCCGCCCATGTCGACGTTGACGGTGACGCCGCCGCTGGTGGCGCTGGCCTGGCTCGACGGCACGATGTTGCCGGCGGCGCTCGGCACGAACATCTCCGGGCCTTGCTCGCCGACGAGGTAGGACTGGCCGGCGCTCACCGGGCCGCCGGCCGCCCTTGTGCCAGCAACCGGAACGAGCCCCATGATCGCGTCGGCGCCGCCGGCACCGCCGCCTATCGCGCCGAAGATCGCCTTGAACGCCGCTGAAGCCGCTGCCTGCAACGCGATCTGCGCCAGCATGTTGGCGAAGTCGGCGGCGATCTGCTGGAAGCTCTTCTGGCTCTGGCCCTCCAGCGCCTTCAGCCCTTCCATCATGGAACTGGTAAGCCCGCTGAATATCTGCTCGCCTGCCGAGTAGAGATCGTTGGCGCGACTGTAGGCATTGGCGGCATGCGCGAAGCCGGCGGCGAGCGATCCCAGGTCGTCGTCGTAGCGCTGCGCGGCGAGGGCGGCCTGCTGGATCGCCTCGGTGCCCTCCTTGGTCGCGCGGTTTGCTTCGGTCTGATTGATCCGGTGCGTGTCGAGCTGCAGGGCGAGGTCTTTGTGCAGCTTGGTCAGCGCCACCGTGCCGTCGCCGTATTTCTTATCGGTTTCGACCGCGGCGATGTTGACGTCGAGTAGCTTTTGTTCGGCGGCGCGCTGTGTCTCGGCCGCCGTGACGGCTTCAGTCAATCGCTTTTTCTGATCATCGCTGATCTGGATGTGCTTGGCTTCCAGCTTGCCGGTGATGTCGTCGACCTGCTGCTGCACCGTCACTTGGCGCTTGAGGTCTTCGATGGCCTGATTGTTATTTTCGCTGATTGTCTTTTGTGCCTTGGTCGCAGCATCAGCCAGCGCGTTGTAGCGCCTGATCTGGGCCTCGATGGAGTCGGAGTCGGCGGCACCACCGCCACCACCGCCGCCCTTTGGCGGTGCGTTGGCCCCGCCCGCGTCGAAGCCGAGCGGCACGCCGAGGCCCTGTTGCGTGCCGTAGCGCCTGCCCAGCGCCTGCTGTGTCGCCTGTTGCTGGCGCGCCGCCTCGGCCGCCGTGGTGGCGTTGCCTTGCGCGTCGAACATGCCGAACGCGCCGCCCGCGCCGGTCGGCGGAGTCGGCTGATTTTGTCCGGTGTTGTAGCCGCGCGCCTTGGCGGCGTCGCGAGCCATCTGCTCCAGCGCACTACCTGAAACCGTGGCCTGCGTCGCGACCTTCGCCAGCCAGTTATATAGATCGACCGTCGCAGCGATGACGAGCCGAAGGCCATTCGCCGTGGCCACAAGCTGGATCACAAAACCTTTTGCGAGGGCATCGACTGCGTTGTTGATGGCGGGCACGAGCTTTTCCAGCCAGTCGAAGAGTCCGTTCGCCTCCTTGCTGGCCCAGTCCATCACGCTGCTGTCGCCCGGCCGCTGCGTCAGTTCGAGGTAAAGATTGTGCAGGCGTTGCCCCAGCACAAAGCTCTTAGCGCTGAAGTCCTCGCTCGCGTCCTGAGCCTTTTGCACGCGCGCGAGATAATCCTGGGTCCACTCGACGCCGGCCGCCTTATAAAGCTCGGCGAGTCTTACACTTTCTTCAGTGAGACCGCGCGTCGAACGCGCAGCCGCATCGGTACGCAGCGAATACGCGGCCAGGGCCTCGCCCGACTTCTGCATCTGGTCGTTGAAGGCGATGGCCTGCTTGATCGCCTCGCCAATCGCCAGCGCGCCGCCGACGCGCGTCGCCAGCGCGATGAAGCCCTGGACGCTCTGGCCAGCCTTGCTGATGCTCTGCGCCCAGCTTTCGATGTCCTTTTGGCTCTTGCCCATGTTCGCCGAGAATTCGGCGAAGTCGGCGACGAATTTTACGAGGACGTCGCCGATGGCAGCCATGGGCTATTCTCCCCGCCATTGCGCGCGCAGCCGGTCGATCTCGGGCACGGGCTCGTCAGCCGGCCGCTCGGTGCGGTCACGGATCACGTAGAAGTCGGACGGCAGCACGGGCGCACTTTCGGGCGCGCGGTTTAGGTTCACCATCGCTGACAGGATCATGCCGTTATGGATGTCAGCGAGCCGGTCGGGCAGCGGCTCGTTGGTCGCGTCGAACCACTGCCAGTTGCGCAACTCGCGCAGTGACATCGTGCCTTCGATTTCCGCTACGGTCTTGTGCAGCGCCATTGCCAGCCGGTGCAGGAACACCCGCGCCGGCTTCAGTGGGAAGGGTGCGGCGCTCCGGCGTCGAGCCCGTTGGCAGGCGGCAGCGGTGCATCGGGGTCGACGTCCTGCAGGCCGTTTTCAAACGCAGCCTTGGCCGCCAGGCGCTGCAGCGCCAGCCAGTGACGCAGCGGCTGGCCGCGGACCTCGGCGACGCTGGCGAAGACGCGCTCCTTGGTGTCCGACCACTGCATGGTGGCGACCAGCAGGCCGTAGCGCCCGGCCCGTGCGTCGCCGGCCGCCATGATGTCGATGATCGGCTCGCCTTCCTCGATTGTGAGGTTGCGGAAGCTGACGGGCCTGCCGTCCCAGATATCGCGCTCGCTCATGCTGCCATCGCCGGCTGGTTAGTCTGCGGCCTGGGCGACATGAACGCCTGCTCGCCGACCAGCGGCACAAAGCCCGGCGCGGGCGTCTTGTAGAAGTTGACGCGGCCGTCGATCTGGCCGCCGATGGTGTTCGCCACCGCGACGTTGATGCCGAGCGTCACGTCGTAGGTGTTGACGATGGCCATGAAGCTGAAGCCGCAGCCGTCGGGCAGGCGCACATCGAGCACCACGTCCTCGCCCGAGCGGTAGGCATCGCGGGCGCGCGCGAGCGCCATGTCCTGGCAGTCGTAGAAGCCCGCCGCGGTCCACGTGCCAATCGCCGGCAGCCCGGCGACGATGCGGTGCGCGACATCGCACAGCGTGGTGACGTCGATGGTGGCACCGGCCGGCTGGTTGGCGGTGAAGGTGCTGCGACACAACTCGAGAAACTTGGGCACCTCGATGGTGCCCGGCGGCGTGCCCGTCGTGTTGATGACGTTCGCCTCGCGCGAGGTGTCGCTGTCTTCCAGCGTCAGCGCGCCTGCTGCTACCGCCGAGACCTTGAACGGCATGCCCTCGATGCTGTTCCAGCCCGTGTTGCGCGGCACGATGATGTCGCCGACCACGGGCGCGCCCGCGCCGGTCGCCACGGTGAGCACGCACGGCTTGGCCTTGGTCGCGCTGACAATGTCGATTGGAACCAAAACGCTGGCGTCGTCGATCATGATGATGGTGCCCTGAGACGAGATGCGCATGACAAGTCCTCCTAGCGTTTGGGCATGGCGCTCACCGCCGCGTCGATGAGCTTTTTGATGGTGTCGCGGCACGTGTTGATGGCGTCGACGGCGGTGGCGTCGAATGACGGCTTGAGCCACGGCATCGGCCTGATGCCGCCGCGCGACGGTGCCGCTTCCCAGCGGGCGCGGGCTTTCAGCGAGCGCGGCCGCTGGCTCTTACCCCTCGGCGTGCGCACCGACTTGCGCTGCTTCGTTCCGCGTTCGAGGAAGAGCCACCAATACGCGGTCTGCCTGACGTCGACCTTTTTCCGCGCTCCCGCCCGGCGCTTGCGCACCATCGCCTTGAACGGCGTCTCAGCGCCCGCGATGCTTTGGGGATATTCGACGACGTAGGCTTTGAGCTCGTCGGCCTTCGGGTCGTGCTGCACGGCGACCGACAGCCCTTGCCGGATGGCGCCCGTGATGCGCTTGAAGCCGGTCGTGTAGGTCGCGCCGCGCATCGCGTCGGCGATCACCCAGCCCGCCTCGCGCAGCGCCTTGCCGGCAAGCTCCTGCTGGGTTTGCGTGTCGAGCTTTTTCAGGTTGTCGAGGCACTGCCTGAGCCCCGTGACTTCGACGCCGGCCATCGCTACGGCACCGGCAAGGGTGGCGGCGGCGTGTCGGGAAAGCCCGGCCAGTTGCCGTAGCCTGGTCCGCTCGCGTCGCGCCGCGTCTGGAACGTGTAGCGGGCGGTCAGCGAGACCTGCCACCACTCGCCGGTCGCCGCCGGGTCCATGTCGTGCGGGCCGTCGACCTGCAGCACCAGCAAGCCGTTCGCGCGATAGCCGTGAAAGACGGTGCGCACATAGTCGACCGCCTGGTCGAGCGCCGCCGGCCCGCTGCCCGAGCGGGTGAACAGGCCGATCAGGAACGTGCCGCTCTCTTCGACCCACGGCTGGCTGCCCAGCGTGACGTCGGTGCGCTGCTCGGGTTGCACCACCGTCGCCGCCCACGGGTCGGGCGCGTCGTTCACGTCGAGCGGATTGTTGACGGCTTCAATGTAGGTAATCACGGAAGTCGGGATCGCGGCCTGCCAGCGCGCCAGGAAGATTTCGAGCGGCGTCATTGCGAGCCGCCGCGCAACAGCAGCTTGAAAAACACCGGCGCGTCGTCGTTGGGCGAGCCGCGCCATTCCTCGACAGCGTAGGACATCGTGGCGGTGCGCAGCCGGTCGTAGCGCGCCGGGATCGGCCGCGCCGGGAACAGGGCGGCGAATTCGGCCGCGTTGACGACGGCGGCGACGTCCTGCTGCACGGCGCTGGCGAACAGGTCGTCCGAGCGCACGCCGCGGATGAAGGCGAGCAGCGCGGCCGACGCGCCGTTGCTGGGCGCATAGGTCGCCGGGCGCGCGAACAGCGTGAAGGCGAAGCGCAGCGGTCCGGCGGTGGCGTCGACGAGGTTCATGGCGGCACGACCGCCGTCGTCACCGGGATCAGCGGCGAGCCCATCTGCACGCGCACGTCGACATAGCTGTCGAGCAGGGTGATCCACGGGCCGAGCATCGGATCGCCGCCGCCGCGGGCGCGCGAAGCGGCTTCGACGAAGGCGCCTGCGGTGTCGAGATCGACTTCGCCCACGTCGACGATGTTGATGCGCGAGATGGTGCCGCCGCCGAAGCCGCCACCGGCCTGCTGCGCGACGCGGCCCTGCCACATCGGCATGATGATGTTGAGCAGCGCCTCGTAGAGATCGCCAGGGCACTCGGTCCAGCCGGCGGTGTAGGTGATGCGGAAGGCGCCCTGGCGCAGCCAGCCGGTCACGTCATGCGCCCACGGCGCGCCGGTCGAGCCGCTCAGGCCAAACAGTTTCCCGCTCGCAGGCTCGAACATCACCTGGGTCGGGTCCAGGTCGGCGGTCTGGCCTGGCCAGCCGCTGGTGATGGCATCGATGCTGACCACCGGAGTGTAGCGGAGGAACGGCGAGCCGATTGGCCAGTGGTCGAGCACCCACGGCTCGACGCGGTTGGAATGCTCGGCGATCAGCGTCCAGTCGTCGATGAACTGAGCCGGCGGCACCGGCAGGGCGCGGCAGCAATACTTCTCGAAGCGCGCCCACACGTTGTCGATGCGGCGCTGCAGCCAGGCGTCGTTCGTCGTGTCGGTCGGCGGGATGTTGAGATCGTCCTTGATCATGTCGAGCAGGCCCGGCGGCGCTTCTTTGGCCACGGCTTGCCCTTCGGACGCGACGAGGCGCGGCCCGTTCGGTTCGTCCATGCGGGTGCTCCGTGGTTAGGCAGCTTTGCCGAGATGCCTGGCGAGCGCTTCCTCGACGACGCTGAGAAGCCCAGGCCGGATCGAGCCGACGTCGCGGCCGTTCTCGGACAGCATCAGGCTCGCCTCGTCGAGCGCCCAGGTGAGGGCGCGGGCGTACTTGCCGCCGACTTTCTCCCACACGCCTTCGGCCTCGGCGCTGGTCGGGTCGATGCCGAGCGACATCTTGACCGCCGAGTGCTCGCCGTAACGGAACACGCGGTCGCCGGGCAGGTAGTTGGTCTCGGCATTCCAGTAGCCGCGCACGATGGGCACGGCGATCTCGCGCTCTGTCTCGACCAGGCGACCGTCCGAGAGCCGCGCCATGCAGACGAACTTGTGATCGTCGATCCAGCGCATGTCGAAGCCGGCGAGGCCCACGATCAGCGGCAGCCACGAGCCGTCATCGTCGCCGGGATGCTCGGTCGTGTCGCGGCGCGCATAGAAGATGCCGCCGTGCGCGCGCACGACGCTTCCGGCGCCGTGCCTGCCTTCGGTCCATACCGGCGGCGGCAGGAAAGGCGGCAGCGGCTTGGCCGCAATCGCGCGCTCGATCAGCGCTTCGAGGTCGGCTCGCAGCCGGGCGAAGTGCTCCGCCATCACGTCGGCGACCAGGGCGTCGGCCTCTTCACGTGTCATGCGGCTCTCCGTGTCAGGCGTTGGCGCACCAGCGCGCGCAGCCGCGCCGGATCGGGCGCGCTCTCGGTGGTGGCAGGCGATGGTGGCTGCTCAGGCGGCGTGGGCGTCGGCGCAGGCTCACCTGGCTGCGGGCCGCCCGGCTCGCCGGGACCAGGACCGACCGTCGATGCCGGGTCGGGCGCCGCGTCGATGGGCACGTACTGCATCTGCACGCGCGGCACCTCGCCGCCTTCAACCGGCTCCAGTCCTTCCTGCGCCCGCACCTCGTTGATCGACTGCCAGCCGGCATTGAGTGACTGCTGATAAGCGGCATAGCGAATGTCGATCTCGGTGCGCAGCAGTTGCGTGAGGTCGAACTTGATTTCGTAGTCGAGCGGAAACTGGAACGCGCGCTCGAAGCGCTCCTCAAGCGCCTCGATGTGCGACGCGAGGCAGCCGGTGAGATAGGCGCGGGCAAGCTGCTCGCTGTTGCGGTAGGTGACTTTCGAGACGTCGCCCAGCATGAACGTCGGCACCCGGAAGACGCGGGCGACGTCCTCGACCGACCAGCGCAGTTGCTCGATCAGTTGCGCGTCCTGGGCGGTGATGGTGATCGGCTTCCAATCGAGGCCGTTCGGCAGGATCGCGACCTTGCCGTATTCGCGGCCACGATAGGCGATGTCCCATTCCTCTTTGGCCTTGCGCTTCTGCTCGTCGCCCAGGTTGATGGTCGACTGCAGGAGGCCCGAAGGCCGCGCCGAGTTGGCGAAAAACTGCTGGCTGTCCTGCAGGATTTTGATGCCGACCGCGCTCGACGCCGCGGCGGCGAAGATGGGCGTCACGCCAACCAGCGGATAGCCCGGCAGCAGCGGCAGACGATGATGGATCATGTCGCGCTCGGGCACGACGGTGTTAGGCGCCATGCCGGCCAGGAAATCCTCGCCGCACTCGTAGAACACCGTGCCATCGAAGGCGATCATCGGCTTGACGCGATACGGGTTGAGCACATGAAGCTCGATGGTCTCGCCGCGGCCGTTGCGCTTGCCCATGTAGCAGTACGCGTTGCCCTGCAGCAGGTAGCTCTGCACGAACGCGTAAAGCAGATCGGCGTGCGTCTGATACTGGTTGGGTTCGCGGAAAAGCGCCGCATAGTAGTCGGCGCGCTGCAGCGCGCGCGCGCCGGTCTTCTGGTCAACCTTGTAAATTTCAATCGGCAGTTTGGCGACGTCGCTGGCGATGGTGTTGACGCACGCATACACCGCCGAGAACGCCACCAGTTCGAGGTGTCCTTGCGGCCCGTTGCGGTTCATCTGCCACGAGCCGAGCGGGCCGCGGTCGCCGTTGCCCCACCACGCCGGATTGGCCTGCGACGGCCACAGCCAGCCGCCGACCGCCTTCTGGTACGCCGCCGGAAACAGCGACGCCGCGACGCGGGACAGGAGCGCAGGCGCGGGCATGGTCAGCGATCCGCGCGCATGTCGCGGCGGCTGTAGCGCCGCACGAAGTTCAACGCTTCGAGGTCGAAGGCGTCGCTCGTCGTCATCACGAGCTTCTGGCCGGGCCGAACATAGACGCCGTTGTGACGAAACTGCGCGACCACCTCGACCCTGGTCTGGTCAGGCGCGAGCTTGTCATCGGCCTTGCGCTTGTCAGGCATCGCGAAGCTCCTTTGGAAAAAAGCGCGCGCCCGGCTGCTTGGGTTACCGGGGAGGCAGGGGAGCCGGTGCGCGCGCAGTTCACATCGCCTCGGGATCAGATTACCGAGGCGACGCCCTCGTTACGGATGGAAGCCGGTGATTTCCTGCACCGCAGCGACGCGGCGCATGAGCCAGTAGATGTATCGCTCGGCCCGGATGCCCAGCATGTTCTGCTGCCACAGCGAGATCAGCGGCGTCGGCGGCGTCGCCGGCGCGGTATCGAGCTGCAGCGAGGCTTCGTTCGACGTGTCGACCGTCACCTGGCCGTCGTCGGCGACCATCAGCTCGGTCTGTTCGAGCAGCGTGATCGACGACGTGACCGGCGTGCCGGCGACGGTCGGCACGTTGCCCGACACGAGCACCGGAATGCCCATCAGCATCGGCACCGGCGCAATCGCTCCCGGCTGGCCCGACATGCTCATGCTCGGGAAAGCGAAGACGTCCTGCGCCGTGCGCAACGCCGCGAGGAACGCGGCCGCGTTGGGATGCATGATCCAGATCGGGTTGCGCATCTGGATATTGGCGGCGGTCATCGCCAGGACGGCAGCCGCCAGGTCGTTCGTCACCGCGGCGACGGTCGCCCCGCTCGACGGGATGTTCGGCGAGGTGTTGTTGATCGACCCCGGATGCACGCCGGCCACCGCCGCCACGCTGCCGTCGATGAACTGCTGGTCGATGAACTGCGAGATCGCCGCGATCAGGTCGTCGCGCACCAGCATCTCGGCGCTCGGCACCGAGAAGCGGGCGAGCTCCTGGGTGATGACGACGATGACCGCGATCTTCGCCCACGGGATCGTCACCTGGTCGAACGTGAGCTTGCTGACCGGCTTGCTGAGCCCTTCACCGACCCACCCGGCCGTCGCGCCCGCCGTCTCGCGCGGGATCTTCACGTTGAACGGCACGGTGCGATAGCCGGTGAGCCTGCCGACGATGGTCGCCGGCCGCAGCAGTTCGATGAACTCGTCCGACATGATGCGGTAGTTGACCAGCGGTGCGGCCCACGTCGGGTCCTGCGTGGTGCCTGCCGCGACGGCGGCGCGCTGCAGCCATTGGTCGCCCGTCGTCGAGCCGACCGAAACCGCGTGGCGCAGCACGACCCCGACTTCGGGCGTCTCGTTGTCCCAGCGCTTGGCCAGTTCGACCGCCTGCATCAGGTTGCCCTTTGCCATGGCGAGCGCGCCGACCATGCGCGTGAACGCCTGGCCGGGAAACGGCTTGAAGGCGCGGGCTTGCAGCCCCGGCGTCGGGTCGAGCGGCGACAGTGCCGGCACGGCGCGCTTGCCAATCATCTTCTCGGCTGCCGTCAGGCGCTCCATCTGGGCGTCGATGTCGTCGACCTCGCCCTTGTCCTTGTCGAACGCCTTTTGCTCGTCCTCGGTAAACAGCCGCTCTTCGCCGGCCGCCAACTCGGACAGCGCGGTCATGGCGTCGAGGTGCTTGTTCCTCTTGGCCTGCAGGCTGTCGATCTGTTTTCTAAGCGACATAGGTTCCCCCATGACTGCGCGGCCGCAGCCGCGCGATGGTGAGTGTGTTGCGCCGCTGCTGAGCGGCGACGCGGGCAGATGCCCTCTCGTCGAAGATCAGCAGTCGGCGTTGCGTCGCTTCACTGAGATGAAGCGCGCGGGCGAGGGCGAGCGCCTGCGGGTTGGCAGGCACCGGCACCACGCTTAATTCGAGCAATTCCTGTCCGACGAATTCGTAGCCGGTCGGCCACTCCTCATGCTTGGGATCGTCGGCGGCCCAGATCATGTTGGGCGCTTTGGTCGGCAGGAAGCCGACCGACACCGCGCTCAGGAAGCCGCCCTGCAATGCGCTGTAGACATCGTCGGCGGCTTCGCTGTCGCCCTCGGGCCGGAATTCGACGTCGGCGACCAGGCGCGTGCCCTCGACGCGGATGTCAGGCACGCGGCCGATGGGCACCGACCTCGAGTCGTGGCCGAACAGCAGCACCGGGTTGCGCTGGAAGTTGGCGAGGTCCCAGCCGCTGGCGCGGATAATGTCGCCGTAACGGTCGACGCTCTCGTCGCTGGCGACGAACGTCATGCCGCGCTTGCTGCTGTTGGCTTCGCTCGTGGCGACCAGCGAGCCGTCGCGCGTGCGGCGCTCGCCGACCTTGGGCGTTTCGCGCTGGTTCATTTGTCCCTCCGGGCGACCGTGTTGGGCTTGGGCTTGGCGCTCTTGACGGCGGCCGACGTGACCTTGCCCGGCCGCTTCTGGACGCTCGCTGCGGGCATGTTCGAGGCGAGGCCGAGGCCCGCGCGCGGCCGGGTGAGGCCGGTCTTGGTCGGCATGTCGCTGCTCCTAGATGACGAAGATCGACTGGTCGCCGCCGGTCATCGACGCGGTGTAGCGGCCGATGGCCATGATGAGCGCGCACATGCCGTCGATGCGGCCGATGCTGTGCTGCTTGTGCGGCATCTCGTTGAAGTTCTTGTCGCGCTGCACCTTCAGGTTCGACGCCATCACGGTCAGCACCGGATTGTTGCCGTGGTCGAGCTTGCGGCCGGCGAGCAGCGCCTGCAGTTCCTTGGTCGGCGCGGTGTAGGAGCGCAGGCCCTGTATGAACTCCACCATGTTCACGCCATCGGACGTGAGCTCGCTTGAAAGCTGCGTCGCGTTCCACGGATCGAAGGCGATGTCCTGCAGGTCGAAGTGCTTGCTGTCGGCCAAAACAGCCGCCTTGATCTCGGCATGATCGATGACATTCCCCGGCGTCACCTCGATCCACCCCTCGTCAACCCATCGCCGATAGGGCATGCGATCCCGGTCGGCCCTCTCCTCCAGCGTGTCGGCCGGCATCCAGAAGCGCGAGGCGACACGCATGACGCCCGCTTCGTCCGGCTCGAACAGTTTTACGAACGCCGTGATGTCGATCTTCGACGACAGGTCGAGCCCGCCCCAGCAGCGCGCCCGTTCGAGCTTGTCGGGGTCGAAGCGGCCGCGGCTGTTCCTCGCCCACGTCGCCATGTCGATGGCGGCCTCGGCCGGCGCCGTGCGCACGTTGAGCCGCAGCCGCTTGAATGCCGAGAGCGCGCCCGGCGACTTGCCGGCCTTGCGCGCCTGCCGTTCGAGGTCGTCGCGCTTGACGCTGATGCCGAGGTTCGGATTGGCCTTCGCCCAGGCCACCGGGTCGTCCCAGCGGTCGCCCTTGTCGATGGTGGCGATGAAGGCGAACACGTCGTCGTCCTCGAGCACGCCTTCCAGCACCTTGGTGGCGTAGTCGTTCTCCGATGCGTAGACGCTCTCGGGACTGTCGTCGCCGGCCGTCGTGATGATCCACAGCAGCGGTTGGCGCCTGGAGCCGAGCGCGGTGTCCATCACGTCGAGCAGCGCGCGCGTGCGGTGGCGGTGGAGCTCGTCGACCAGCACGCCGTGCGGGTTGAGGCCGTCGAGCGTGCGGTCGTCCGATGACAGCGGCTCGAACTTCGAGTTGGTGACGTCGACCGAGAGGTTGAGCTTGAAACGGCTCACCACGCGCAGCAGGTCGGGCGACGTCGTTACCATCCGCTTCGCTTCGTCAAAAATAATGCGCGCCTGGTCGCGCTTGGTGGCGGCGGCGTAGATTTCCGCGCCCTGTTCGCCGTCGCACGTCAGCAGGTCGAGGCCGACGCCCGCGAGCAAGGTGCTCTTGCCGTTCTTTCGCGGCAGCTCCTGATAGACGTAGCGAAAGCGGCGCGTGCCGTCGCGGCGCTTCCAGCCGAACACCGAGCCAATCACGAAACGCTGCCAGGGGCTGAGCGACACCGGCTTGCGCGCCCATTCGCCTTTGCTGTGCCGCAAGAAGCGCTCGTAAAACCCGATGCGGTGCTGGGCGACGGCGGGCCGCCATGTCAGCCCGCGCTTCGGCCCGCGCTTCAGGTCCGTCAGGTGCCGCTTGCAGGCCAGCCGCACCAGCCGGCAGGCGACGACCTCCTTAGCGCATACGGCGCGCGCATAGGCCGTCGCGTCGTCAAGCGCAGGCGGCCCAGCAGCCTTACTTTTCCGGGGCATTCAGGGGCCTCCGCAGGGTGCGACAGTCTGGCATATTGGCCCTATTTCTATGGCCGACCATATTAGTAAGACCAGCGGCGAACACCGCCCAGAAGGAGACGATCAGTGAAAAGCCCGCTTCCCCCAGTCGCTTACGACCCGACCGCTTACTACCCTATCACGGTGAGCTTCGGCGCCATGATTGACGACATGATCGAAACGGTCGGCCCCGAGGAAACCTTGAAGATCGCCGGCCGCGCCATCGGCATCCCGGCCTCAGCCCTCAGCCTCATGCTCGGCCAGATCGTCCACCAAGGCCGCGTGATTAGGGCCGGCGACCGTCGCCGGGTGCGCGCCGCGATCAATCAGGCGATGGAAATATGAGCCAGAAACTTCTACAGGCCGCCGGCACCGCATTGTGGGGTCCGCAGTATCGCTCGGAAATGGCCCGCCAGCTTGGCCGCAATCTGCGGACGGTGATGCGCTGGGACAGCGGCGAGCGCCCGGTGCCCAAGGATGCGTTGGCGCGATTAGCCGACCTTCTGAAAATCCGGGCCGTAGAAATTATCGAAGTACGCCGCAAGTTGCGCGGCAAGTAAGGAGACGATCAGCCCTTCAGGCCCGCCACCGCAAGGTGCGCGGGCTTAGGGCAGTGGGGGCGCACTTCCGCCGGCCCGTTATCAGGAGACGATCATGGCTACCAAGACTGACAAGCCCGCCAAGAAGGCCAAGTCGGCGGCACCGGCTCAGCGCGCCTTCAAGCGCAACCAGCCAGTCCGCATTCAACACGCCGCCGGCAAATTCGAGACTGGCCGCATTGTGCGCGCGGATCACCAGTTGACCGGCTGGTATATCGTCCGCTTCGACATGGACGGGGCGACGCTCTGCGTTGCCGCCACCAGCCTGACGGAGGGCTGATCCGCGCAGCCCGCGCCGGTCAATAAATTGTCGGCAAAGGTCAATGGGCGTCAGCCCCGCTCCGGGTAAAACGGACGCGGGGCTGCTCCCGTGCCGGGGCTCAATCCCGAGACCCCTATTTGGAGACGATCAGATGATGGTGTTGATCTTAGTGGGCGCGCTGCTCGCGCTCGTCGTTATTGGCATATTCGCGCCCGCGCGCGCTCGCCGTGCCCGCGAGCAAGCCGGTCGGCAACATGTCGATATGCTGCGCGCCATGGGCGCTGAACCGCCAAAGGCCGACACCCGCAAATGGTCGAAGGCCGACAAAGCCCGCCTAAGCGCAAAACCTGACCTTGCCATCAAACTAGACAACTAGGAGACGATCAGATGAAGTTTTTCCTGTCCGCGCTCGCCTGCGTGCTGGCCGTCCTCGGCGCAGCCGGTTGCGTCACCGTCGATGACGGCCGTCGCGTAGGGGCTGACGGGTCGCGCGAGGTTTCTGTGATCCTCAATTACCCGAAAGCGACGACGCAGGAGGGCGCCCTGCGAGAGATCGAGGCGCACGCTGACGCGCGCATGACGGCGACGTGTACTGCGGCGGGACAGGACGCGCCGGTCGTCATGCACCGTGTCTGGATGGCAATCAATTTTCTGATGGTCACTTACAGGTGCGGCGCGGCATAGCCTACTCGTCGAGCTTGTCCGGCTTCTCGGCGAGATATGCGGCGAGCGGCGTGCCGGCGATCTGGCCGGCGCGCCCGGTCCCAGGCAACGGCTCGCCGCGCCCGATGCTGGCGCGCGATGACGGGCTGAAGCCCATCTCGGCGCCGGCCCGCAACATGATCAGCGCCTGCCTGTTTACCACCGGCAGGAATGGATTTTGGATCGCGTTGCCTTCCTTCGTCTTGACCACCTGGCCAAGCTTGCGGACCTCCTGAGCGGCGCGCGCGTGCTCGACGCTGGCCACCGTCCACACCACCAGCACCTCGCGGTCGGTTCCTGTCAGCAAGCCCGGCGAGGCGTTCTCAATGGCGTAATTCCACTGCGCGCGCTGCTCGTCGTCGAACCACGCGGGCGGTGCCCACAGGATGCCGACGCCCTCGGGCTCGTCAGTCGGCAGCGGTTCCTTCCGCGGGTTGCCGTGCAGCAGCCGCAGATGCGTCGGTTTCGGCTTCGTGCCTCGCGCTCCCATCGTCGCCTCCCAATCGCTCGGCGCGCACGTCGACGAAGGAGCGGCCGTCGCCGTCGAGCGTCGCCGCGCCGCC